AGGTACAGATGCAGGCCCCTGTTGGTGGCGTAGATAGTAGCACCGGAGCTGACTTTAGTGCCGCTGTTGCTTGGAACCCTGCTACCCCCAGCCATGGTGCTGAGTTTCCTGCACCTACACTAGCAGTCGCTCCAAACGGCTTATCAGTTACCGCAGCTCAGCTTGCTGGTCTTGCGCGTTACTCTGATGCAAGTCGTCCCTCCCTTCTAATTGAAGCCTCTGACACCGTGATGGCAATTGCACTCCCCACCGATGATGGTGGTGGTGCTCTAGCCACCAACACTGAGCGCACTCCTTTCGAAGATGCAAATGGTGTACTAACTAACGAGAAGAAGTCTGTTCAGGCTCTTCGCGCTGCTGGCGATTACTTTATCGACGCAGATTACGGACTTGTCATTCTCTACGATACTACTGTTGCTCCAACTTCAGTAACTTACTACTGGTACGATGCTGATGGTGCTTCTTCCTCTTGGAAGGGTATTGCCGCTATTGGTGAGTTCCTTCCTGGCGACTACGTAACTTACGATGCTTACTCGAACTTTGTTCCCGGGACTGCATCCGATCACATCGGTCGTGTTCTTGCCGTACATCGTCAGCCTTGTGGTCTTCTCGAAAGAGTAAACACCGCATGGTCCGGCAGCAGCTTTGATGCTACTGCTCAGATGCCTGGTAGTGCTACCAAGGGCTTCACTGATCTTATTACCCTCAGCGAAGAAACTGTTGCTGATAAGGTCCTCATCCTCAACGTTAACTGCGCATAATTAGGAGATTAACAATGAATCTAAAGCTAGCAGACGGTCGTTCGATCGACCTTCCCTCTAACGAGGATTCAGCTGCACGTTATGTAGCTGACATCATCCTTAACAGAGGACATCTCCCCGACAGCGACGAGCGTATTGAGTGGTCGACCTTTGCAGAGACTATCTCTCCAAAGAACACTGACCTTGTTCGCAGTTCTGAGATTACCCCTCTTCTTCAGCAGGCTACCGAGATCATCATCCGTGAGCCAGTTGAGCCCAACATGGTAATTACTGGTCTCTACGATCGTGTTCAGGCTCAGGGCATGAACACTCAGATCCTCGCTGGTGCAATGGGCGCTGTATACGCTCAGGACATTCAGGAGCACGGCCAGTACCCAGAGGTCAACTTCCAGGTTGGCGGTGCAGTAAGCACCGCTTACATCGGCAAGTGCGGTATCGCTGCTGCATTCACCGATGAGGCTCTCCGCTACTCCACTTGGGACATCATGGCAATGAACCTTCGCCTTATGGGTCAGGCTCTTGTCCGTCACAAGGAGCAGAAGGCTGCTTCCTTCCTCAAGGCCCTTGGTACCACCCTCTACGACAACGCTAACCCATCGCAGTCTCTCTTCGGTGTAACCAGCGGTCGTGACGGTGCTCTTGCTGGTAACGGCTCGATGACCATGGATGACCTCATGCGTGCATTCGCTCACATGAGTCAGGAAGGCTTCACCCCTAACATCCTTCTTGTTCACCCACTACAGTTCTACTCCTTTGTTCAGGATCCTGTCCTTCGTGACATGATGCTTGCTCACGGTGGTGGCGCTTGGTTCAACCCCTACCAGGGTAACCCCGGTCCTCGCGATCCTTACAGCAACGGTCGTATGGGTGCTATGGGTCCCACAACTGGTCGCACTCTTGTTCCCCCCGGCTCCCCTGGTGGTACCCCCACTCGTGAGACCGGCTACAGCCAGCAGGCCACTTCGGTACCCAACCTTCCCCCATACATGCCCTTCAACTTCCAGGTCATTGCTTCACCCCTCGTTCCCTTCGATGTCGATCAGAACATGGGTGACGTATTCCTTCTCTCGGGTGGTAACGTTGGTTTCCACCTCGTTGATGAGGAAGCTCAGACTGTTGAGTGGCGTGATGAGAACGTTGATGTAACCAAGGTCAAGATCCGCGAGCGCTACGGCTTCGCAGTCAAGCACGAGGGTCAGGGCGTTGGTGTCTTCCGTAACGTCAAGACTGATCGCAACTACTGGAACGGTCAGGTTAACGCTACTCTTGATGCTAGTAGCGCTACCATTCCTCTTGATCCCGGCACCTCCGTAGTCTGATAACTATCAGCTAAACTGTTGACTGAGGGGGGTGGGTTTACGCTCACCCCCCTCTTTGGTTAAACTAACCCATAAGGAGGACAGCAATGAGTTGGTTTAAGAGCGATCAAGCGATAGTAGTAGACTTCACAAAGAAGCAAGTAGTTAAGAAGCAGAAAGTAGTAAGTGATATAGAGAGTGAGTTTCAAGTAGTTGAAATCAAGAAGATTGAGTATCCAATAGATACAGAAGTAGAAGAGGAAGAAGTAGATGTCAGCACCATCAATATCAGCAATATTTCCCAATGATGGAGCTACCGGCATTCCAGCCGGTGCGACTATCCAAGTAACCTTTGATCAGGGTATAGATCCTAAGAGCATCGGTGAATGTGTCGTAGTTTACGGCCCAGACTTTGACATGACCTCTGGTCCAGAGTCAGCAACTTGGATTGATCGCGATACAGGAGATAACCCATTCTTTCTGTCTTCTCCGGGCTTTACAGGAGCAGTAGATTGTGATGTTAGAATAGTATATGTAGACAGTCTTGGGAATGAGATAGCTAGCCCAGAGTACCTAACGGCTGCTGATGAAACAGCAGCTGGTGCAGTAAGCAAGGTTATTATCACTCCCAAGAGTTTGATGCAGTCAGAAGTGACTTACTATGTTTACCTAATTGGTGACTCAGAGGACGGCACCGACAGAGGTATTAAACATAGAACAGTGTTTGATGTAGACAGCAGTGCTGCAACATCTACAGATGCCTCCGTATTTGTGTACGGAGGCTACTCAGGTGAGTTTGACGATGTACTTAACATTGAGATAACTACATCTGGAAATATTGGTGCAGCCAAGTACAAGTGGTGGCTAGATAGTGACGGGCCTAGTTCTGCTACTACAGGTAAGGTTACCTCTAGAAGATTCAGACACATTGAGCAAGAGCTTGGATTGCAAGCTAGGTTTAGTGGTTCGGGCTTTGTTGCTGGAGATGTTTACACAGTAAATCTTCGAGCACCAGAAGTCATGGAAGACTCTTACTCTTTCTCCTTCACTATTGGAGAGGGAGTGATACTAGAGGTTCCAGATACTGCATCTACCTCGGTAATAGGCACAACAAGCAGCCTAACATCCGAAGCAACTTATCTTGAAGTGCTCCGTATGGATCCACCAGACGGAGCTACTCACCAAAGATTTAAGAACAGAACAATTACAGTAGTCTTTTCGGAAGAGCTAGACGAAACAACAGTAACTCAAGAGACTGTTACTGTTTTGGCTTATCCAGTCTCAGGTAAGTTTGACTCAAACCTTAGCAACACTTCAGAGCAAGCTGAGCTTGCAAAGAAGCTTACAGTTGCAGACGATACACTGACGATTGAAGTTTAGGATTAGTTATGCCTCTTAGAGAATGTGTAGCACTGGGTCAGACAGTAACGCTCAGGGCGTTACTAAGAGATGACTGTGGAGAGCTTATAGCTCCAGATCCAGGTACTGTTGGATGTTATATCTACCCTGCTGATGTTTCCTCAGAAACAATCGAAGCAGAAGTAGATGCAGGTACTTATGCATCTGCAATAGATGATGTATCTGGCACAGTATCTGAGATTAGTTCCGGCTTTTACGAAGCCTCTCATGCAGTTCCAGCAACATCTGATACTGGTACTTATGCTGATGTATGGGTGGCAGAAGTAAATGGTGTACGGATCTGGGTAAGACTAACCTTTTTGGTAGTTAGCATCGGCCGAATTGTAGAGCAGAGAGTTGGCAAGAACACTTTGATTGTAGTTCTGCTCGACCCAACAATAGCTGGTGTTAGCGGGGATACACTCAGAGAAGAAGTCCAGATGACCTTCTCTACAGAGTACGACCCGTACTACTCATCTCCAGACCTGCTTAGACTTGAGTGTGGTGCTTGGATAGAATCTATCCCAGATGACACTATCAGTCTCATGATTCACTGGTCTTCACTAGAGGCACAGTCAATTGCTCGTGGCCCGCTTGGCAATATGTTTGAGATGGCAAAAACTAAGTTTGTTACCTTCGATGCAGCTCTGAGACTACTGATGCTTCCGGCATCAGTTGGTGGGAAGAGAAAGACTCTTGGAGATTTGATGATCTCTAATGATTCTTCTGCTGCAAGTATGATTCAGGAACTCAAGGATGCAAGAGATGAGTGGTGGAGGGTAGTAAATGCCAAGGGCAGTATTGTGCCTGGACAAAGCTTTGCACCAGAGGTTGCTGTAAAGGGCAAATACGACCCTGACAGGCGTCGTGTTGGTCGCCTATGGTGGAGCCCTGCTGACTACTTCTACGCTCAGCCAGCTGGCAATACGCGCCTTAGAATGTCTGGTCAACGCAAGTACAGAACAGGTCATCTGAGCAAGTACCCAAGAACTGCTTTTAAGAAGCACACGGATGAGTGATTAGATGGCTTTCAAAAGATCATTGTATCCAAACCAAGGGGGTCGAAGCAGATTCTCTTCTGCTTCTGGTAGAGAGATAGATCTCCGTGCAGAGTTTGATGAGATTGTGTTCGGGGGCCCCACTTCAATACCTCATGGAAAGCAAGTCTTGCTAAGAAAAGCAAGACTTGATGATGACTACAAAGTTATTGACTGTGTTTGCAGAAGTGAGCTTTCGAGGGAAGCGGATCTAGATTGCCCCTACTGCTTGGGGGAAGGTTTCTACTGGGACGAAGAGCTGATCACAGTCTACTCTAGATTTGTTGGTGCAGATGGTGGTCTCTCTATGCGACAGAAAAATCTTTTTCCAGGCCAGATAAGAGTAGATACCAAGATATTTTACTTTAGATACGATACTGTCATCTCTTACAAAGATAAGATAATAGAAGTTCAGCTTGATACTGAAGGAAATCTAGTAGTACCATATTTTAGAGAATCTATTTACAAGCCAGAAACTATTAATCCGTATCGAAGCGACTATGGCAGGGTTGAATACATAGCAGTGCACTGTAGAGAAAACGACGCCATTAGACTCAACAGGTAGTTAAATGTCCGAAGAATCCAAGCTATCAGAAACTGTACCAGAGAGTCTTCTTGATGAGAGAGAAGTCTTTCAGGTTTCTATTTCTGCAGGCGAAAGAACTATCAGTGAGTATGAGACCGCTGTAAAGCTTGAGTCTCCTTGGGAGTTTGACGGAAGCAAGTTCATTCCTAATCAAACTGTCATGAGTCTTGATAGATTCTTTGAGATTGCCTCTGACATTATCTCAGATGCTCAAGATAGAGAGAGCATCGCTGCCGAGGAAGAGAAGGTGCGCCTTATAGAGGCTTACCCTCCAGAAGATTTCTCTAACTTCGACAATGAAGTTATTTGCTTTAGGGTTCTTAGAAGAGAACCCGCTAAGATGAACCCATCGGGTACAGGACGACCCCAAAGGAAGAGTAGGTTCTCACACGACCTGCAAGACCCAAGACTCCCAAATAAGTCCGTAGTAGTAGAGTCTAGACCAATAGATCATTTGATTGAGTTTTCTTGTTGGGCAAAGACCAACAAGATTGCTAACAAAAGAGCACTATGGCTAGAGAAACTTTTTGTAACACACTCTTGGGCTTTCGAAGTGCAGGGAGTTGAGCGGTTCTTTTGGAAAGATAGAGGGCCGGATACTTTTATGACCTCAGGGGGTCAAAGACTTTTTTATCGACCTATCAATTTCTTTGTTAGGTTTAGTGAATTTGAAATTAGAACGACGCCACTACTAAGAACTCTA